TCTGGTTTATGACGATCATTGTACGTCGATTTTTACAGTGTTGTTTTACAACCTTGCCTTTGAAAGGCGCGTATAACCAACGGATGGTCTTTAACATATTAAGTCATCATGCCGAAAACAAAGAACAACGCTAACTTGAAGAAGAACTTAGGGAGCAAACCCTTAAAAACGATTAGGTTTTCAGACCCAGTGCCCAATATGGTACGTCCAAAGGACAGAAACTCTACTCTTTCTCCTCTTAACATCAGTGGTATTACACCTGGTTCGGCTGAGTGGAATAGATATGCAAAAATCTATGATATGCCAACTAGTAGTAACACCCCTGAACGACAGACCAGGTTTAATCCTTCGGAGGGATATACTGGGTTACTCGGTCATCACGGCCAACAAAAGAAAATGAACGCTTCGGCCGGCCCGTTGAATAGTTTAGTCGCTCGAGACTTGAACTTAGACGTAGCCGTTGCCAAGAGGTGGGCAGATAATTTGTCTAACCCATTCCATTATCCACCAACTCCGTTAGGGTCTGTTGTTCCCACTTTTATATCTACACTACTGTTCCGGGGCACTTTTACCCTGACTAATGGTAGTGGTCTGATGGCAGTTTTGCCCGGTTTGGCCGGTGCTGCTGCTACTCCGATCATTACTGCCGCACAGCTTACTTCCGGCACGGCTATTGTACAAACAGCCACGGCATACACTAACCAGGCATTGGCCGGTTCTGGCGCTTCCAGCGCCCGTGTCTTGTCTGTAGCTGTTCGTGCTTGGCCCAACTTAGCAGGGACAGCTGCCCCAGGGCAGATGGGGGTTGGGTTGTTGAATTACAACACAACACTCACTCCGTTCACTGGAAATAGTGTAGATACAATTATGGGATGGCAATCCACTCTCTTTTCCAAAGCGGGGGAAGATTCGGCTGGTCTCGCTTCATGGCGTCCCGTCGACTCTGAAGATTTGGAGTTTAACTCCCTATATTTGACTTCAATTACAGCTACTGGCATGGTTACTGGTACTGTCCCCTACATAGTGTTTTCTGGTCTTCCCAACGTGACCACGGTAACCTATGAGGTCATCCAACACATCGAATGCACTGCCGCATTCCCTTCCACTTCCATGATTTTGGCGTCAATGTACGACTCTATTCATGCAGACGTCGAGGGTGCTTTTCAGTACGTTTCAGATTTTGTGTCAGCTCCTTCCATTGCTGGCTCTTTTGCGTTAGCGAGTGGTTTTATCAATACGTATAATACCGCTGTCCGCATGACCAATTTTGCTGCAGCCCTAGAAGCAACCAAAGTCTTGAAGCGCACTGCTCGTCGCGAGGCAAAAGTATCGCGACCTGTTGCGCCAGACGACGAGTATGTGGCGCCTCACCCGGGATCCTCCTCTCCTAGTTCTAGTGAGACGAGCGTCTTGGGGAGCTTCCAAATACCCGAACCGGCGGAAGTTGATGTACCAGATATCAAAGACTGTTAGAGGTGATTTATTTTCTCCTATATATATTATATGTTATATCTTATGTTTATAATGGTGGTAATCCACTCGTGCACTTCGGAAGTGTCTGGTACGGAGTACCGCGGTTTTTGGGGATACCTTACGGAAAGGTCCCTACTGCAATCAACTACAACACAACATGGCTAACTATTCGAATGCTTTCATGATCTATCAACGCAAACAGAATTTGTCCGAGCTGGGATTTTCCCCGCTTGTACAAGAGCTTATGAGTATGGACATCGAAGCTGTGCCGGAAGGCGCGGCCTTTGATGCTCTGTATGAACAGATGACCATGCCTGAAACCCTGTACCGTCTTACTCGGCAGGGTAACTTGGGCTCAGAATTAACCAAAGATGATTTGTTGAGTGCATTGCAGTTCTTCCTTAAGGGAAGTGACTCAAAACAAGAAACTATGTCAAAGAAAGTGGCTTATGAATTGCCGAAACTGCCTCCTGTTATGTCCATGAATGACGTCGAAGATGAACTCAACGACCTCGCAGATTGGGATCCTGTACAGGAGATGGAGTTTAATGGGGATCCTATCATTAATACTCTAAATTGGACAAAATACGCTGTAGGTAAACAACAGTGGGCTATGGCCAATGGCTTCGGTTTTTTGGAGGAGCTGCTGGAATTGAATAAGTTGTTGAAGTGTAATGGGACTTTTGAAGGTCTCATAAATACGATTCGAGTCGCCCAAGAAGACTCAAACTTCCAGGGTGACTTGTCGCATTACTTCGACCGTGTGTGTGAGAAACTACCCCTTCGGAAAGACGTGGTTTTGGAAGACGGCCCGTGGAGTTTAAAAGGTTCCTGGAAGGTTAACATCTGGCGTATATCCTATAACAAGGATGCACGTGCGGGTGTTCCTTTTAGTGTGACTGCTAAAATGACACCGGTGGAGTATGGGCTAGCTATGAAGGATGCCCAGAAACTGTACCGTCTTTTTCAGACCCAAAACTTGAGTGCGGAAGAAGTTTTCGACAATTTGATTAAGTTTTTACCATATTTGATGGTTTGTAGGTTGGCTAATAAAACAGCTGTCTACAACAAATTGACTTTGAAGACAAAAACCCGCCCCTATTACATTTATCCAGCCGCAATGCGCCTTTTTGGCTCGTACTACTATCAACCCATGAAAGACAGAGTTATGTTTTTGGAGTCTATTGAATCTGAGAGCATGCTTGGGTTTTCGTGGTTTCATGGTGGTGCTAGCCAATTGTTGGCAAGGATTGTGGATACTCCCGAGGATGTAGTGACAAAATTTTATTATTCCGACGATATGTTTGTCTTTATTCGGCGAGGTCACCATGTGAAAATGTGTTCCCCAGACTTTTCACATATGGATGGTTCGCTGCGTAAAGCACATTTTGATTTGAACACGAAGTTCGATCAACATCGTGTTGATTTGCACGGAGGAAACGCCGCAGACAAGCAGGCGGTAAAATTTTTGAACGATCTTGGACATCGACACTTGGTGGCAGCGGCGGCACATATGATATACCTCAAACGTACTGGCTTGTCCTCGGGACACGCAAATACCACTGGGGTTAATCAGACTGTGTCGGCTGTAGCTTCCTGTGTGCTCGACGACTTGGTTGAGGAAATGGATATTGACTTTGAAAACTTTGAAGAACTTATTGCTGCATACCCTGCTCGTGTGCTACAAGAAGTTGGTCTCATTGTTAAACCAGGAACCACTGAGGTAAGGTTCGCGAAAACTACCGTCCTTCCGGGCGAAGAATTTCCGCTGAATTTCCTTGGTCAGAACTTGGGATGTCTGGAGTCAATGGGCCAAAATGTAATAGTCCCTCACCCCACCTTGTTAGCTTTGCTCCGGGCGTATGTTTTTGCCCCGGGGGCTATCGCTGAAGAAGATCCGTATGCGACGCGTATGGCCAGGTGTATCGGAATATGCCTTAGTGGAGGGTTTTATTTTCCCAGAGTGTACGACATGTTAGCAGCCGATTTCAACGGCGCGCTTAGTGCCTTGCGAGCTGATAAGGAAACTAAATCTACTGGGCTAAAACCGGAACATCTTGAAGAGGTGTCAGAAAATTTTGATGTGAGTGAACAACGCCTTCCTGGCGAAGTTTTCCACCCAATTTCTCTGGCTATGCTCAAGAAACACAATTGGAATAAAAAGTTCGCATCCCGCGATTGGTTTATTCAGTTGTTTTCTGCCAATCCCGTGTACGAGGAAGTACCTGCCGATGAAAAGAAGAAAGGGAAATCCGCTAAGGGCAAAGTGGAAAAATTGACCTTAGCTTCTTTAATGGGCAAGACTACTCCTACCTCTGCTCCTGTTGTACGGTCAGCAAAAGATCGGAAGGAAGAGCATAGGCTTCAGGCTGAAAAAGAAAACTTTTTGGCAATGATGGCTGATGTCACAGACGACGTCAATGAAGATATCAAGGATGACTTGGTTGGCGCAAAAATTGAGGTGAGTATGGAACACAAAAGTGAGAGAAAAACCACGACAAAAGCACAAAGAAAGGTAGAAAAAAAGCAAAGGCAAGGTCTGTACGAGCAACGCGAGCTCGAACGGGTCAAGGCGGGTGCGGCCCTCGAAAGAAAGGCTCAAGTCGCTGCAAAGAATAAAGCCATCGCTGTTTCTAAGGTACCTCCGCCTGGAAAGGTGGAAAAACCTGTATCTGTCCCCAAACCTACAGTGGCGCCTGCAGTGCAGGAACCAGTCTTTAGTCTGAAAGGTAAGAAAAGAGATGTGCACCTCTTTTTGGAACTGGTGGATGCTGGAGTTAACAGAACCGAGTGGTTGAGAGTCGGCAAATTTGAAAATTATGCTAAGGTCACTGCTCAGGCTCTGAAGATGGGTGCTAAGTATGACCCTAAGACCCAGATCTGGACTGTAGAGTAAAGGAATAAAAAGGCAGAAGAGTTGGTGTACTCATATGAGTTAAACCCGCGAGACAACGCAATGGGAACTTAAACATCTAAACCGTGAGGGGTAAGAATTTCACGTAGAGAACGATTCTGG